TCCTGCGCGGTCACGATCACCGGCCTGCGTGCCACGACAACCGTTTCAGCATTGGCCACGGTGGCCATGATCACCGCACAAATCAATCCGTAAGCAAAACGCATTGCGAATCCTTTCACAAAAGGGACCGGGGGGGGCCATAAACCAACTGACGAAACACTACAGACCAGTGCAAGCCGTTCCCGTGCGTCGTTTGCGCTTCGACGTGCGGCTTGTTGTCGCCTCGACAGGTTCTTTCCTCATGCGTTCCAGATGCTTTGCGCGGATCTCGGCTTTCCGCTCCTCGATTTGCTCTGGCGTCGGGTCTTCGGCGTCCCGATGGCAGACACGCTGCCGTTTCGGAAGCCGATGAACCGCCTTCAGCTTGTAGATCATGCCAGGCGTCGTGTTCAGGCGCTTTGCGATCTCGTCCACGTGAAGACCTTCCACCCAAAGCTTGAACAACTCTGGAATGGATACGTGCCAGTGCCGTTCTTCCATCAGTCAACCGCCAGCGGCATGATGACACCAACGAAATCGTCGCAGCGGAGCACGACAGCCGACTGTGCGTCAGTCGCCTGGACGCTCACCGTTGGTTCGCCGTCGGCGGGAAGGCCCGTCAACCACTCACGGACAAACACCGGGTCGAGTTTCACGCTTGTCGCGTGTCCGAACTCAACGACATCGCACGTGACAGACGATTCGCCAGCCTCCGACGATTTGCCGGCAAGGTGCAGCCCCTGCGCGGTGAACGTATATTGCACACCCTTCGACGCCTCGCTCGTGACAATCGCCGCCGCTCGAGTGGCAGAGAGCAGATCCGCCGCCGTGATCGTGGACGGCTCCGCGCCCTCGGCCGGGATCACGTCGCGCCACCGTGGGAACTTGCCATCGGTCAGGCGTGCCGTCACCGTCGTCGTGCCGATCGTCGCCACCAGAGCGTCCTTGGTCGCCTCCAGCTGCACGCTGCCGTCCGTCTCGCTGCCGGCCAGCCTGCACAGGATCGCCATCACACGGCTCGGCACGAGCGTCTGCGAGTCATCAACCGCCAGGTCGTGCTCACACTCGCAGGTCGCCAGCCTGCGGCCGTCAGTCGCCACAAGCGTCACGATCTCGCCTTTCACGTCCACGAGCACCGCACCCAGAGCGTAGCGGCTCGACTCCACGTCGGCGGCGTAGGCCACGCCACGCACCGCACGGGCGAACTGGTCAGCCGGCAGGCGGGTGACCGGACGTTCGCCCTCACACTCCCACGTCGGGTACTCAGCAGCGTCCTCGACGGGCAGCGTCCACGTGCCGTGTCCCGCGGAGACGACACAGGACGTGCCGTCCGGCGCGAGCGTCACCGTGTCGCCGCCAGCGGTGTTCAAAATCGCCAACAGCCGCTGATGCGGCAGCAGGATCGTCGCGCCGTGGTAGTCGATCCCCACGTCGATGCGCACCTCGAGGTCCGTTGCCGTCAGAAGGCCGTCGCCCAGGCGGACGTTCTGCAGAATCGGCTTCGGTCCGCGAGCGATGGCCGGTGCCACAGCCTGCAGGGCCGCCCGCAGTTCACTTGCCGCCAGCGCGGTGCCAGTAGTCCGCTTTCGTTCCTTCGTTGCCGTCATGTGTCGAGTCCTTTCGATTAGAGAGAGCCACACCAACCACGATGCCAAGAACGAACGTCAAGGCATTGAGACTGAAACCGGCGCAGATGAGCGTGAGTTGCGAAATGGTCACGACCGCGCCTCCTTGCGTTCGAGTTGTTGTGCGAGCCGCACACACCGAGCCATCAGCAGGCGTATCGTGTCCGCTGACATCTCGAGGAGCAGCCGGCTGTCGTCGTCGATGTGATCGCGCCACGCCTGGATGGCGCACATATCCGCAACGACGCTCGGTGCCGGAAGTTCGTAAGGTGCATCGCTCATGCGTCACCGCCTTCCACCACTCGCATGGTGCGCCCACGGCCCGGTTCCATGGCTATCGCGCCGGCTCGCACCAAGCGTGAGATCAGCCCCTGCACGTTGTTTACGTTGCACTTGAAGTGGTGCGCCATCTGACGATACGTCGGCGGATAACCGTGCGCCGCCACGAATCGATTGATGTACGCCAGAACGGTGCGCTGCCGGGGGGTAAGGTTTTTTGTCGCTGTGCTGGTCATGGCTCGTCCTTGAGTTTGATGGCGTCTGCAAGTCCTGCGGCTTCCCGTGGTCGCCTATACGGCGCAGGTCGGTATTCGTCCCGCCAAGCCTTCGGTGGTGGCTTCTCGTCTGGCCGCACGCCCGTCTGGCGGTTCGTACCGCCCTTGTCCTGGCAGCGCTGCAGCCAGCCCACTAGGAACCGCCGCCAGTTGCGTTTGCCGCACCGCTTGGGGTTCGCCTTCAGCCAGGCGGTCGCCTTGGCACACTCTTGGTCCAGAACGGCACCGGGGAACGCTGTGGCCCATTCCTGCCGGTCTGCGTTTGTGATGCCCTGCCAGCCTGCTTCAGCAGTCCAAGACACGGCAGGCTTCGCCCGCGTGCGGACGGCCTCAGCCGCTCCGCTCGTGGGAACCGGCGCAGCCGGTATGTCTTTCTTCTCTTCTTCTCTCCTCTCTTCTCCTGTCCTCTCCTCTAGTCCGGTTTTTTCTGGACATTTGTCGGACAAAAGTCGGACAGCCCTCGCCGCTGACTTCCGACGGGCGTCTTCCATGCGAGCCTTGGCAGCACGGGAAAACCGCTTTTCCCAGCCCTCAATAGTCGCGTGCGGCCCGTCAAAACGGAGCCAGCCCACGCGAGCCACAGCCAGCCAAAACGCCTCATCACCACCGCAGGCCGTCGCAATCCGTGACGCTGTCGCGCGGATCGTGCCGTCTGCGGTGTTCATGGATGCCCACGACCACAACTGGATGAGACGCCAGCAGACCACCTCAACAGGCAGCCCGGTTTCGTCCACCAGCTCGAGCACCTCGGGCTTCGTGCCCAGGTTGCAGTCAAGGGGAATCCATTCACCGGCCATTACACACCCGCCTTTTGCAGCTTCATGCTGCCGCCGTAGGTTTCGTATATTCGCGCCCACACTTCGCGACGTGGAACAAAGACGCACTCGCTGTGGTACTCGCTGCCGTTCATGCGAGTACGTTGCGTGCTTACCTTGTATTCATCCCGCCATCCCTTCCAATGTTCAGCGAACACGCCGCAGAGCATTGGGAACGGGATAAGGCAGTAGCGGCCCGTCTCCTTCCACAGCCAAAGAACGTAGTCACACCGCTTGTTGGCATCGCGCGTCCAGCCGACGATGCCCTTTTCAACAACGGACCACGTTTCCAGCGCTAGGTCGTCCTCGTCTGGATGGGTCGCGGCCCAGTCCTCCTCGCGCACCTTGGCATCAACGGCCAGGTGCTTGGCGTTAGTCATTTCAACCCACCAATCGACGCCGAGGCGGTCGTTTTCCTTGGCGGCAGCGTGCGCTTTCAAAGCGCCGGGGATTGCCGACAGAAGAACGTCACGAACGTCAACGGATGCAGCGTGTCCAGATGACATCAGCAGCTGCTGATCAAAGTCGTATTCATTTGGTCGCATTGGTGTTTTCCCCCCAAGCAACCCAGTCAGGCCGCGCCGACCGCGAGAACATTTCCAAGAACGGTCCAGGGCTGCATGACTCAACGAGCTCAAGGAATTCAGGCGGCTTGCTGCTATGCCCGGCCGAACCACGGTCGGCCGCGAAGACTGTGCCAACGTCCTTGCGCTTCAGCGGCTGGCTGCCCTTTACGCCAAACAGGACGTGCTCGGTCTGGCCACGGAAGTAGTTGCCCATCCCGAAGTGCGGCTTCACCCATGTAATCGCCGTGATGTAGCGAAAGCCCCACGCCTCAAGTAGGCGGAACCCCTTCGGCAGCGAACGGTTCGTGATCCACAGATAGATATGACAGTCATCGTCTGCCAGTCCGCCAACGTCGAGCTCCTCAAGTTGCTCAATCGACATGGTTCCGTAGTCGGGGCGAGCGCGACCGAGTTGATCCTGGTCGCCTTCGTCACCCCAGTCCCACGGTGGGTCGATGACGATGGTCGCGTACTTGGCGTCGGCAACGGCTGCGGCCTTTTCCGGCTCAGGCACAGACGCAATCTTCTTGCGGTTCTCTTCGCGGCGGGCTTCGCGTGCCTGTTCTTTCAGTTCGCGCTTTACTTGAAGAACCGGCCTTCGCTCATCAATCGCCTTCTTTATCTCAGGAGTTTTCTCAACCTCGTCGGCAAACTTTGCCGCCCTGTATGCGGTTCGCTTGCTCACCCCTGAATCAGACGCAACTTCTTTCACAGCCTCGCCTGTGCCAGATTGGCACAGGTCAGACCTAAACCCTTTGCCGTTCATGGCTCGCTTCGTGCGTCTTCCAAGCAAATACATAAACGAGTCGTAGGTCAGGTTCCGCCGCCCGAGTTGGTTCTTGTCGATCCAATCCTCGGCCTCGTCCCTGCTCTTGAAACGCAGTTCGTGGACATCAAACGGCAACCCCAGCCGCGTGCAGATCTCGTAGCGGTTGTGGCCGTCGAGAAGCGTCCGTGGCCAATCGTGATCGAAGTAAGTCTCTCCGTCATCTGCGTCCCACGTCGTGAAAACGCCGCCTGATTCATCCTCGTACACGTTTGAAACGCCGGCGTCGTACCGCAGCGGCTGCGTGCAACCTTCTGGCGTCCAAGTCTCGTGAACCCACACCACCAGCGGATCACGAGCACCGCCGTGCTCAACAATGTTCTCTTCGAGTTGCTGACGCTCTTCTGCCGACAGCGGCGGGATTAGTGCTGCAAACTCATCGTCAACAATGAGGTCTTCAAAAGCCTGTGGCATAGATACTTCCTTGCTTCGTAATGCGAACCAGCACCTACCTTGGCACGGGCGTCAAGTTCTCTTGTGCTTGGTGAAGTTGCATGTCGCTCTTGCCGCTGTTGCACGGCTGGCAAAGCGTCCAAAGGTTTGACTTGTCAGTCCTGCCGCCGTTGGCAACCGCAACCCGGTGATCGACTTGCAGCGTTATCCCGTCGTCTGCAGTCATCCCGCAGAGTTGGCACCGGTATCCGTCGCGTCGCAAAACCTTGAACCGCAGTCGCTTCGGTATGGCGGTGCGGAAAACAACTTGGCGCTGCTGATGCGACTGTCTCTCGCTCTCGGTTTCTTGGCCAAGGAAGCCAGTCGGGACGCTCGACATGTCACGCGGTATGACAACGCAGCCAGACCGCACCTTAAGAACCGGCGTCTTGCGGCCTGGGCCGGTATGAAACAGGGCCAAGTGCGGGGCACGCCAGTGTGGCGTAATGGCTCGCTCCAGCTCGAGCTTGCGGCCGACATCGAACGAATAGCCCAACCGCTTACGCGCTCTTTCCTCTAGCCACCGCTTGCGAGCCTGGTCTGACGTGTTGTCGTATTCCTCTCGATCGCTTGCCAAGATCGCAGGCGTAACCAAGTCAGTGCCGCGAGCCAGCAGGCCGATAAATGCCAAAAGGCGAATCAGAAAGTTTGACTGATTGGTCAGCGACTCATCCGCACCGGAATCCCAAATGTTCTGAGCGGTAGCAACCAAGCTGTCACTGACAACCTCTTCTGCCAAATTGTGCTTCGCAACATAAGCCCAAAAGCTGCCTGGCTGACCGACGCCGTTGATTCTTGCGGCAAGCTTAAAGGCCTGGCCGTGCTCGGCAATGTACTGACGTGACTTGTCATACTGTGCGGGCGTGTGCCAGTTATCAGCACAAGGCACACGCGCTAACACCGCCGACATTTTCAGCGGCTCATGGCCAACCGCAAACCGTAGAGCCAGCGTCCTCACGGGAAACAATAAGTCTCCCCACTGCATGTTCAGTGAGGTCTTAAGGCAAAGGTCCACAGCAATCGGGTAGACGTTGTAGTAAGGCCGCTGATGCGTCACCCACGACAACTCCATGGCAGCCACAAGCGTTCCGCATTGCGCCTCCTTTGTGTCATCAGCAGGCGTGCGTAAACGTGAACGCAGATATTCTTCTGTGCTTCCGCGATACGCCGCGTCTCGTAGCGTCTCGTAGTCGTTAAATCTCATCGTTCACGTCCTTGTGTATTTGCCCGGTTACGCCGGGCGGGCGGTCGAGTCGGAAGCGTCAGGAGGAACCGGTTTGCGCTTCTCTCGACTGCCGGCGTTGGTCCGCACTGGGCCGGCGATACGGGCGAACGCTGCTGATGAGGCAGCTACGGCAATCGCGTGCCGGTGGTGATCTAGCGGGGTATCCGTTCGTTCTGGTCGAGTTCAAAAATCCGCTGGTTCTCGGCGCGGATCGCCCGTTCGTCGCGCCGCGTGTTGCCACCCGGCCCAACGTCCACGATCCAAGGCGAAGGCAGTTCGTCATCAAGCACTTTGCCGATGTCCGTTTCCACCGTGAGCGGCTCGGCAATGCGCTGCCGGTACTGCTCTTCCGTCTCGAAGTCGCGTTTGAAATCAGCCATGGGTCGCCACCTCCTCTGAGCCGATCAGGATTTCCGCCTTGCCGTGCAGCAGCTGCACCAACTCGTCACGGTCCGCGTCCGTGAACACGCCTTCGGTGTGCCGCGTGGTGATGAGATCCCGCAGCGTGTCGCAGTCCTCGAGCGTCTTGGCTCGGCTCACGGCCAACCTGGCCTTGGCAACCGGGTCCGTGATCTCAGGCGGCTGACGCTTCGTCTTCAGCGTGACGGTGCTGGGCTGGTCGGTCGTGATGTCGGGCGTGTGCGTCGGCTCAAACGACTCGACGTGGTGGACTTCCACGCCGGGCGCGACCGTCTGCGATTTGACGCCGCGTGGACGCACCACGACGGGTTCGCGGGCCGGCTCAGGCGTCGGGTAGTCCTGTGCCTCCTCTGCCGTCACAAGCCCGCGCAGCACGTCAGGGAAGGCGTCACGCAGTGCGAAGCCCCTGGCCCGCATCTGCAGCATCCTTTTTGGATACTGACTCCACGGGCCAGCCTTGCCCCACAGGCCAGCCTTCTTTGCGTCAGAGACTGAAAACCGAACGACGGTCGCCTTCTCGTATCCGCGCCGCTTGGCGATGCACATCGCGGCCATCGATTCGCCGTCACCGTCGATCCCCTCGTCAACGAATTCGCAGACAGGCGATGCCTTGCACACCGCAAGGGCAGCGTCGCCGAACACGCTTGGCCTGCCGTTCACGACGGCGATGGACTGCAGGGCCTGCATCGGGGAAAGCCCGATCTCAGCACCGGCCTGGATCGCCAGCACGCAGCTGGCCGGCTTGCCGCGAAAGTCCTTCGGTGCGAACTCCGAATCGGCAACCATTTTGCCGAATCGCATAGCGTCGTCGAACGTCTGAAGGGCCAATCCAGTGGCCCGTTGTGTCGAAATCTCCGTGGTCATGCCGCGTCCTTTCGTATTGGAAAACCTGCGTTTTTCGTCGCTTTTCTGGTATGACCCGCTCGGCGTCATGCGTTGCGGGTGCTTGTTGCGTCCTTGCTGCCCCGGTTCCACCGGGCTCCTTCCGCCAACTAGCTCCGCTGGCTGGCGGTCCTTTGCTCAGTGCGTGATGTCCGCAGGCGAAACCGACAGCCACGCGCCGTCGCACTCGATCGC